CCTTTCCTCTATAATCATCGATTAATTGATCATTACAAAAAATCTTATAGCATTCTTGCTTGTTGTCTAAAGTCTGGAATAGCAATTACTTTCAACTATTTTAAATTTTTGGTGCCGGTCAAGAAAGAATCTACGTTTGAAGGAAGATTGACGTCATTAACCATTTTTATCTTTTCTTTCTCATATTCATGATCTGAGATACCATGCCAATATGATCCTTTACTAAGAAAGTTAATAACATTGAAGCCCTTTGTCAACTTATTTATATAAGTTAGCGCCTGCTTCTCGTCAAATAGCCTGTATATACGTATAAGCTCGTTAGCATAGAAATTAAAATTAGCTTCAGTGTGTTCAGTATCAGTCTCTACCAATCTTAGCCTGAGCAGTATCTTTAACCAATACTCTATCTCTCTTCTCTCTGCTAGCTCTTGATTTCCGGTAGGAAAAGTCTGCTCAGTTACCATGTAGACAGGTGGTTGTCGTTCTTTTCTCTCACTGACTAGTCGACCCACTACTTGGTCAGCAGTGCTAAAACTAGCTTTCGACATTCGGGCGCCCTTCTGGCATGTAATGTATTTAACATCTTCATACGTGCTAAATTGTAAATAAAACGTATTATAAAGTGTAAAAAATTGTTTTCTCAAGTTTGTCACATCTTCTAGAAAAGATTTTTTATAGTAAATGTCAAAAACATTTTCATATTCAACTGCTTGAGCGCGCATATATTTTTGTGCACCGACCAGCTTATCCTCGGCTAGCCCCTGCAACCCTGATGCTAGGTTGAAAACAATTCTCCATGGTGCATTTTTATCAACCATGAAACCAAATTTTTTTGCTTCATTTACAAAAAAAGAAAAATTAGGATCGCTTACATACTCTAATACACGTGCATTATTGTGAAGACCATAATTTTCAGTAGCAATATCAATCATCAACCCAGAAATAAAAGGTGAGCAGTGCACTGAGTTTATATAGCCTGTCTTAGTTACAGGAAAATATTTTAATGTTCTCAGCAAAAAGCGCATAAATTGTTTAATGAAGTCTGAGTAGCTTTTTATGGAGTTCGCTCTGTTGTCAAAAGTCAAGTATGAGTTCACAAAAGTTGTATACAATTTGTCGATATACTTGTTATAGTTAAACTCTAAGTCACCATGTGACCAAGACTTAAACGCCGACAGATTCACGGGATACAAGCTCTCTCCAGATATATATCCCTTATTTGCAGCAGATCTAATGTTTGTTCTCATGTCGCTAAAAGCATGAGAGACAAAGTCAATTGCCAAGTGTGGGCCTCCAGGCCCAGAAGGTAGTTGGTTTAATTTACTATCATCCAAATAAACTGCATCTCCATCCTTATTTATCCTACCATAAAAAAGGTGCTTTTTCTCTAAGTCAAAAGTTCTGATATTAGGAAATTGAGGATAAAAATCACTCAAGTTTTTCTTTGAATTGAAAATAGATTCAACAACATTTTGAGCCATTTACCTTCTTCTCCCGGTGCCCGTCTGAGTGCCTACTATCGATGTGTCAAACCTGTCAGAAGTTATCTTTGTCGTGACTGTCATTATTAAATGATAGCCACCCAGATTCATCTTGTAAGCTAAAGAGTGTGCGTCCTCAACTGAACCCAGTCCAGCCAAACTTGGATTAATATAGTAAAACATGCCAGGTGTAAACAAAGAAGTGCCAGCCAAGTTTATACTAGTATCATATGGAAATTTTAACTGATCTAGAGAATCGACACCCTGTTCTTCAGCTTGTCTAGAGCGCAACTCTACCAGTCCAGGTATATTATTTCTTTTAAATTTCATATTTTTCAAAAGACCCATGTCTGATCCGATATTAAAATGGTATATGCCATCTTTCAAGTCCTGAGCTGGATCTCCTCTTCTATCAATTATACCTTTATGCGTGGTCACATATATCAGTAGATAATCAAATGATGTCTTTAATAATGTTTCTGACTCAACAGATTGCTTTATTAGAGAATAATAATCTCTCTCAAAAGCAGCGCTTCCAACATCTATCGTCTGTCTCATTGGCAGCGCTTCCTCGAACTTTCCTATGCTCTGCCCACACATTGTCCTCTCAACACCGCGCGGACTCTGTTTACCTGGCAAAGTCAAAGACACTAGACTAGTTCTTGTTTTTGGTGGTTTGAATCCCCTTGGCATGCCTGCGCCCAGGGCCGGCATAACTAAGTCGTTTATCAAAGAAGTCAAAAAGCTTCCTAAAGGCATCATTGGCCTTCGACGTCTGACAACTTTTTTCATAAACCAATCTCTGAAGAAATTAAAAGAAATTGGAAGCTGAGCTAAGTTTATTGTTTTCAATTCGTCATTGTCGTTATAGTATTCTAGAGGGCCTAAAAGTATTCTGGCGTTTTTGAGAGGATATTCAAGAGTAGAGTTCTGTTCATCTTTAGGAAAATATGAATCCTCAGAAAATATTGAGTATCCCTCATTTCTTATATTTTCATTTGATTTCAGGTCTAGTTTTCCTAAACCAGCATTTTTACACGCCAGCTCGATAATGTCCCCCAGATAAATAAAATAAAATTTGTAATTTTTTCCAGAAAAGTCTCTTATTGAGGCTCGCGCTTTGTCTTTGTGAGCTTCTTGTTGTTCTTTTTTTTCATCTTTCGATTTTGATTCCAAGTCCACAGCTGAAACTATTTCCTGAGCTGTGGTGTTTTTTATTTCAGGATCTATAGGGTTCACTAGATGACACCTATCTATCTTTATACCAGTGTCGCCTTTTGGTACCGCTGTTGTAGTTGATTTTTTGCTCTCCTCTTCAGTTATGTTGACTTTCTCATCTTCTGTCGACACGCCCGGATTGTCTTTTTTGTACTTGTCATCCAATATCACGCCAAGAGACTTTTCAACTTCTTTAGTGCCGGCGTTGATACAAAACAGCCTAGTGCCTGGGGCGCCTGGGTCTGTGTTCCCATCGATAAACTGATCTACAAAAGTCTTGTAAACATCTTTTTTGTAGAGGCCAACTTTTCTCTTTATTAAGGCTTGTATTTTACCTGTATTCTCTTTGTTTTTAAAGAATTCGAACATCGCGCTACCGTCGCCGAGGATCTTCATAGCTCCAGTGGGAGTTATAGACATTCCCGTTTCCACCGGCATGGCGTTTCCAACTGCGAACCCCTCTTTAAGTATTGCAGCCAAGAACAAATCGGTCGGTACGACCTCTCTGAGTGTTTTGCGCGCTTTGCAATTTTCATCTTTACACGAAGGCGAATTTAATAAACGAGCCATCGACGCTATCATCGTCCTCAACTTGAAAACTCTAGATATGTTGTGTTCAGCATTCACGCGGCGTGACACATCGACGGCGCCGTCTCTGGTTAATCTGAAAGTGTTTTGAAAAATATTAACTTGATTTGTGCCGATGGTAGTCTCTATCCTACCTCGGTATTTCCCAGTAAATTTAACTTGTCCATTGTCTTTAACATCTAAAGTATAATCATAAAGCGACAACGATAAAATAATATTTAGTTTTTCTACGTTTCTTATAGCTCTCAAATCTTTTTCTGTCAGGCTTAACCCACGCAAAGAATCTTCTGAAGGGGCTGTGTAACCTAACAATACTTTTATTTCATAGTGCTTTGGATTGTAGTTTTCAGTCTCTCTGTCTGTCCGTGAGGGCGCCCAAGTAAAAAGATCAACATACCTAAGACCGCCTTGCTCCGGCGGTGGCTCACCTGGTGGGCTGGCTTGAATATCTTTTAAACTCTTGAAGGTTAGAGATAAGCTACATTCTATATTATTTTCCACCACTCCGTATCTTTTTCCGTCTTGCTTTACAGAAAAACTATCTAATCCAACATTTCTCCAATGTGGCTTTGTTGATTCATATGATAAATAATTTTCAACTGATATTGCAGTCTCCAAACCAAAATTATCTGAAAACTTGAATTCTCTATAGCAAGGCTGTGGTAGGGAGACTATCTTTCCTTGATTTGGCAAATCGTTATCTTCGACAAACTCTTCATAGGTCACTTTGTAGATTCTAATTTTTGGCCGCATCAAAGAGAGTACAGAATTCTTTATATTGTAAAAAACATCTAGGTTATCTATGCCTCGCAGCTTGTTAACAAGTTGAGCGCCCGGGCCGTTTATCTGACGAAAAGTTCTATAATTAAATAAGTCTTGGTGAGACAAATAATAATTTGCTGCTTTTTCTATATTCTGTGTCAGTATATACTGTTCAAAATTTGAACGTTCAATATCATCATTTGTAACTTTCTTCTTTTTGCGCGCGTCTTTCTTTGTGGTCTCCGACGAGGGCAAGCCGGCAGTTTTTTCTCGGCGCGATTTTTTGTCTTCTGTTCCAGATGCAGAAGTGATGTCTTTGCTGCAATCAGCCATTTTAATATCCTATATAGAACAAAACACTCTCTAAAGGTACAGGCACATACACCACGTCACCCAATTTAAGATCAAACTCGGTTGGTTTTTGGTTGTAAAGAGCTATAACCCACCACATCGTTGGTTCATCATAATACTTATGAGCTAGTTTGAAATATCTGTCACCTGTCCCCCATATATGGTTGATGACATTAAAGTTTTTAGTGTCTTCTACAGAGGGGTGTCTAAATTTTGGAGTGTCGTATTGTTGAATTGATTTAGTGCCTCTAGTTTTTTCTAAATACCTTCTATATGCTTCTCTAACATTTGTAAAAATATTTTGATTCTTGTATCTCATTTCATATTATCCTTAAAATTCACCAGCGGGAGGGGCAACCTCTGGCTTCGTGGTGATACCAGCGCCATGTTTTCCAGTCCCTGATAAGTCATCAACCACCCTCTGCGTTTCTCTGTCATCCGGGGACCCGGGAACATTTGTGTTGGTGGGTTCTTCATCATCAAAAGACGCTTGACCAGAAGAAGGAGTGTCTGAGGTATCTCTCCTGAGACCAAAGTCGTATGGAAAGTGTGGTGCGCTGAGGCCGCCACGCCAGCCACCGGTTGAAAAATCCCAACCCAAAGAGTGATCATGGACAACATCAAGGCCAAAAGATATCTTTATAAGCTTTGGCATCAAGAATTTTTTACCTTCAGACACTGAATCAAAGCCAGCCTCTTTAAGCACCTTGCCGGCTGTATTGGCAAAACTAGAGCCCATATTTTTTGGCTGGATGCCAATAAAACCTTCTTTAACTTGATGATTGACACCAACGTTTCTTATGACGCCCAAAAGCCCTTGACCATCTTTTGTTGAAGAACAAATCAAATTTGAAAATCTCACTCTGAACATCGGTGATGCAGCGATTGAAGTTGCCGTCTGTGTGTCTTTGTAGGTCGGGTACAGGGAAGCTAGAAACCAACTTAAATTATTCAAATTATCCAAACCACTAGTAACAGAACTAGAGGGTATGGAAAAAGTAACTCTGATACTTCTTCTATTAGATTTCCAAATATAATATGGATCCGGGCGCCCAAATGGTTGTGTCGGAGTTAAGGATGTATTAAAGCTGTCATTTAAAGAGTCAATATATGCTATGAACTGTATTACTGGAGGGTCTTTTATGTGCACCGGTATAATTTCTAATATAGTCCCTGCTTCAGCTGCAGAAGAGTTATCAAAATTACCTTTTTTAAAATCTACGTTTCGAAGAGAGTTTTTTTCTCCTCCATAAGCTGCTTTTTCTACTTGAAAAAATTTTGGCATTGCCTAGATCCCCCTATTGATCTGGTCTAACTTTACTTCCTAAGATATCAAGAGTGGTGTCAGCGACACCTTCACCTACTTTCTCTCCATCCAAGTCTACATCTACTGTTACCTGCACTGGCACTTTCGCTTCCTGCAAAGCCTTTACTAAATCTGTCATGGCTGTGGTGTTGTTGTTCATAACATTAACTATGTTGTTTCCACCTTGTGTTACGTTTGTAGGCTCATTTCTTTGAGCTTTGGCAGAAATATCAGTGTCTTTAAACTCGGTATAATCGCCGCCAAGAGCTTCATACGCGCCTAGGCCTGCTCCGGCGAGGGCGCCAGTTCCTACCGCGAGAGACAATAATTGACCCAGGGCGCCTTGTGGGCCATCTTCAACAAACTTTTTTATTCTTTCTTGTATGGAGTTACCAATTCCATCAACAATTCCGGCCGTTGTCGAAACTAAACCTTGAAAAGAGATCATTGCCGCTTGTGAATTCTCTGTTGCTTCAACGATCGATCCAAAAGCATTGTTGACCATGTTGGCAAACTGTATTGAGCCTGGACGCACCGTCTTAAGAAAATCATTCATGCCACCGGTTAGATTTGACAGCCCTTTTTGCATTGTTTCTGCCACTGTCATCGAATCTTCTATTTTGGCCTTAAGTTCTTCTTGACTCATAGCCGTTGTGTCCAGGGCATCCGCTGCATCTTCAGCCTCTTCTTGATTGAGAAAAACTCTGCGAGCTTGCTCAACGTTTTCGAAGCCGGCAGCTGTAGCTATCACTTGTTGCATGCGACGATCAGCTGTTTCAAAATCAATACCGGCTTGGCCTAGCGCATCTTGCATCATAGCAATTTTTTCTGCTGGGTCAGCATGTACGAGGTCAGTTACAGACAAGTATGTCCCTCCAAGAACAGAGTTTAACTGTTGTACATGCGTAGCGGCGCCAGAAAATGTATCTAGTTTTTCGGCATAGCCCATCAAAGTACCTACCTCAACACCAGTGGCTTGAGCTTGTGCTTGCAGTTCTCCAAAAACCTCGACCATCCTGTCTCCATACATGGAGATCTTAGGGGTCATCTTGTCAAAATCAGCCGTAACTTTTCCCATGCTGAGGCCTAGAGAACTAGCTACATTTGTCACCTGCTTGAGAGAATTTGTTGCTTCTTTTGGAGTCATCTTGTGCGCTTTTGTAAACTTGTCAAGCATTTTTGTTGAAGTGTCAGTCGATACTCCTACTTTAGCCAGGCCACCGACGAGATTTGCCATGTATAGACTAGCTGCCTGGTCGCTCTCCTGGAAGGCCGGCCTAAATAGTCTTACATTCTCCATTAGAGATTTCATAGCCTCGCCCATGCCTTTGGCGTCTAAGCCTATACTGTGCATCGGCTCTCCAAGCTTGCCTATTTCTATTCCCGTTCTTTTAGCATAAAGAGGATCTAGAGCGTTAACCATCGTGTTGCCTAATACTTCAGCCGATAGACCTGTGTTCTTTGTCATCTGACGAATATTTTTATCTAGCTGTGCTGGCATCTCACTTATTGTTTTACTTAAGTCTTTAAGCGAACTACCCACGCCTGGAAATAAACCCATCATAAGCATTTCTGGACTTTTGAAAACAGATACTAAGCCTGCCCCCATTTGCTTGGTTGCTTCAAATATACCTTTAGCATATGCTTCGCCATGTTCTTTAAGGCCTTCTAAGTTCTTTTCGGACCCTTTGATGGATTTCTCGGCTAGCCTATCTTGCTCGCCGTGCGCTTTCACTAGAGCTTCTCTTGCTTCCTGAGCTTTTTTATTAGTGCTGTCTAGGGCGGAATCCAATCTAGCTTGATTTTGATCAACAAAGTCAGCTAATTCTTTTTCTTTTTCTATTCTTTTTTGCAGTGCTTCAATTTTACTTTCATCTCTAATGTCTTTTTCTTTTTCTTTTTCTATCTGCTTCTCTAATTGTTCGACCCTTTTATCGTGCATTTCTGCCATTTTGTCCACATTCTCAAGAGTGGAATGTAATATCACCAACTGCTGTTGTTGTTGCGAGTTTAGTTCACCTTGAATATCGCGTATCTTTTCCAACAGTTCGAGGCGTTCTTCTAGTTGTTCTTTGGTTGGTAATTCGGCCATGGTTCACTCCCACTATCTATAAGTAGTCAAAAAGAAAAAACCTCGCCCGAAAGCGAGGTCTTGTCTTACGTTAGCCGTCTAAAGCTTCTTTTTCTTTTTCAAATTGATCAAGCAATTTGTGCACAAACCACTTTCTTAATCCAACAGGTAGATTGTAGGCTTCTATAAAACTCCACCCACCGTGATATTTTAAAAAGAAAAATTGATCATATACGCTTTCCATGTATTCTTCATCTAGGCCAAAAAAATTCCGCAGAAAGCGGAACCTCCTTTGTTTCGACATGGAGGCAAGTTTGGCATTCAAACTCTTTTCTTAGCCTAATGGCCGGCGCTAACTTTGCGTATACATCACGTAAATATTTCGAATCTTTAGCCGGCATAACTTCTATAAAGCTAGAAACATAATCAGGGTCCTGGTTCTCGTTTACCTTGTTCAAGAAAGATGCAAGCATGGATGTCACCAACGACTCTTCGTTGCTTGTTGCAGAAAAGAAAGATTTTTCTCCGCTACCATCTATAAAAGATACGCCGACACTTACACCAGTTGAAGGCAATACAAAATCAAAAGTAGAAGTTTCAGAATTAAAAATGATGTTTTCTTGTGCTAAAAACTTTTCATCAAAACAACCATCTTCTACCAGGGCTTCTTTTAAATCATAGTTGTCGCTGTTTTTACTAACGCACTTTCCACAAACATACTCAACACCATATTCGCTTCCATAAGCAGATATTCTTGCTGCTATCAATATTGCACTTCTGTCTGCTGCCAATAGCTTTGTTGAATCTATATCGTCTACTAACAAACTGTCAAGCAAGCGATCAATAGCTAAGCCTTTCTTAAGTAGAGCCTGGGAGGAAAGTATATCTTCATCTTTTGCTGTCATAAATTTTATCTCAACGGTCTCTTGATTGTGTAGCGGATGACCTTCGGGATAAAATGCTCCCCGCGAAGGAAGCTCGACGAACTCAGTTGGCACAGCAAAAGCCAATCCTGAATTATTAGGCGCCGGCGAGGGGGCGCTCTTTGCAGCAGCCCCTAGGCGTCTTTGGTTGTTTCTCATTTAAACCTCTTTAAGTTGCTAAAGGATATCCACCTGGTGTTGACACATAGGTAGCGTAATCATAAGTCAAAGAAACTTTTACATCAACAAGATCTTCAGAAGAGTAATCTAGTCCTGCACCAAACTCAACGCCCTTAATAAAAGCATTTTTAAGAGTCCATTCCTCAATTATGTTGGTGCTATCTACGCCGCCGACCACTTCACCTGGATCAACACCTGGAGGAAGAATGATGCCGCCGCCGTCAAGCTGTTTGATACGCACTTCCCCAATCGTGCTAGTCGTGCCAACTTTTGTGATACCCGTCGTTAGAGCAGCTTCAGAGGTCGGGGCAACATATCCAGCGTTTAAAAGAGCAGAATAAAACTTAGAACCTACGTTCGGATCAACAGCATCAATAAATGTGACATCTATATCTTTCCATTTTACAACACCAGGAAATTTAAAAACATGGTTCAAGACCTGGTGCTCTTTTGGGGTCATATCATAGGAAGGCTTTGCGGTCGATTTGACCATATAAGATATCCCTCCTAGCTCAGAAAAAGTAACCAAAAATCTAAACTTTCTTTTTGGCTGGAACCCGCCGGGCCCTGTATCTGAAAAAAATGGCATGTATTTAGTCTCCTATTAATATATAGTTTTTATTTTAATTTTAGTCATCAAAAGAAGCGCCACTTCTCGTAATTATAAAATCTAGAGCAATGAATTCAATTGCTCGGGCAGGCTTCAAGAAAATCTTAGCATAGAGAATATTTCTATCAACCAAGTCTGGAGTTGTCGTTGTATCGTCTAAGACAACTTTAAAGTCAGTCAATCCTAAACCGGCTTGTACTCCTTCTAGGAAGGGGATTACTTGTCCTGTAAACCGATCCCATGTCTGCTGGACATTCTGATCAAAAAGAATTCGTGAAGCGATTCTAGAGATTTCTTTCTTAAGATAAATCAACAGTCTTCTCACGTTAATTCTATCCAGAGCAGAAGGGGTGACTTGTAAAGTTTTTTGCCCAAATATCACAACACCCTCTGCTGGGAAAGAGGCAATTGGGTTGATATTCGCATCGTAAAGCTTGTCTCTTTCATTGCTAGTCAGTCTCTGCCTCACTCCTAATACCGGGAGTCCGGCTGAACCTTCGCTTAGACCACCTCTGGTGAACCCAGCTGGCGCAAACCAAACTGCGGATTTTCTTTGCGCGCTGGAGAAAGTCCCCAAAGCAACTACAGAAGGTGGGACGTACAAAATTGAATCAGCTAAAGTATCACGTATCTTGACCCAGGGGTAAAATGTGCACCCATAACTTGAGTTGAAATTAAGATCCTTTAAGTTATTAACAGTTGTTGTAACATCTCCTACATTATCTTCTTCAGAGTTTGTATTTTCATGCGGAGGCTTGTAACCACCCTCGACGTCAATAATAGCCAGACAATCCGCTCTATCCTCCGCTGAATTTACTAGCTGAGTATTTAAGCTAGAATTTGTTACACCTGGCATTGTTAACAAATCATACTCTAAGAAATCTGTGTCTGATGTAACATCAATTGCTTTCTTTAAACTATAAAAAGAGCTGTTGTTAATTTCAGTTGGACTAACCATCTTTGAATTTCTAAATGGATCTGGCTCTGTAACATCAAAACCATCAAATCCTCCGAACAATGGAGAAGTGAACTGATCAAAGCCCTTGCTGAGAACAAAAGGCACACCTGCTGAATCTCCACTCGCGCTAGCTGCGGTAAAAGAATCTCCTGCAGCGCGGGAGCCAGAAACCCAAACTGCGTGGGAACTATCTGCACCAGACTCTCCTACGTCATCTAGAGTAAACACCCAAGAATACTGTAGGAGATTGCTAGGCGATGCAGTTGGGTCTAAGTTTGCTGGCTGCCCCCTAAGAAGATCAAAGTTTGACCGGTCAAATCTTCTAGTGTTCTTAATAGAGGAGTTGTATCCAAAATATGCTTTGGTTGCAACGTTTATAAAGCCCTCTGAAGAAGAAACTCTTAAACGAGTTGTAGGCATTTCAATCGATGCGGTGAAGTGGGATCCCGTAGCTCCCGGCGAATCGCCCGTCCAAATCGTTGTGCCGCCGGCAAGATGGCCAGAGGTAAGCGACCCAGTAGGCAAGCCGGCCGAGGAACCTGATCCGACCGCAGGTCCGATGCCTCCTGTGCTTTCTGAGTTTAATTCTACTGTCTTTTGAACTGCTGGTCCGTATACACCAAATGGGTGCATGCCTTCGCCGCCACCATTTTTAATTGTTGGATCAAGCTCTACTCTGAGTATTTTTGACCTATTCTCATTATCTCCATGCTCAACAATTCTTCTGTTATCTTCATCGTATGTGTAATATCTATCACCTATAGCTCTAGCAATGTAGTTGGCAGAAGTTGGATCTAGATTTAAGCCAGTATAGCGCTCTAAGAACACTGGATTGTTATCTGTATCCCCAGATCTTCTTATTACAACCGTGAAAGTAGTGAATTTGTTAAAATTATCTGTAGGCACACGAATGTCTTGGATAGAAACTTTGTAATCACGGTTAGCATGCTCGCCACTATCAAGCGCGTGGAACTTAAAAAGCTTTTGAGTGTGGGATTCTGGCACAAAACCAGTAGAAGTCTCACCTCTTGTATCTTGTGAGAAAAACCATCCAGTCTGTGCAGCACGGGCGGCTTGTTGACGATTGTGCCACTTCACTACAGCTGTTTCTGAATCTCCATCATCCGTATTGTCCATGCGCAAGATAACCCCGTGCATAGCAACACCGTCACCAACGACTGTACCTAAGCCATCAGCAGATTGAGTTTTTAATTTTGAATTTTCACTGTTACGAACATTTGATTCAAACGTCTCACCGAGCCAATAGGCTTCGGTTGTGCTATTGACACTACTATTAGTTTTGGTGGGGTCCGTATTAAATACTTTTCTAATGAACTGGTCTGAATCTCTATCGAAGTTAAAAGTAGCAGTCTTGAGCACTGTCGCGTCTGAAGTACTAGTGCCGTTTTGTATAATCTTTGCAGTAAATTTAGTTCCGGTAGCTCTGATTAGAGTGCCGGCTCCTTCAACTTTAGTATCTCCTTTTTTATACGCTGAACCAGTTAAAATAACTGCCCCATCTTGAACGTACCAAACTGCCGCCAAGGTACCAGTTACAGAATTACACTCTCCCACATCGCCTTCTGAGCCAGAGGGGAAAATAAACAACCCATAGGCGCCGCCGGCCGAGGCGATGTCAGCGCTGTAGTCGTTGTCAGTAATCCAACCAGCCTGAGCAGTTGCCGTGCCATCGTTTAAGGATGAGTTTTCTCCAAGAACGCGATATACTGTACAAGGAGAGTTGTTTCGTAGCCATGCTTTAACAGCATATGCAGCATAAGTAGGCGCAGTTGATTCGCCATTGCGCCAAACGTCACCAGTAGATGTACCAGGAGAGGGGTCACCAAATAACTGTACAAACTCTTTATAAGAGTTGACTCTTATCGGCCGCTTGCCCGGTCCTTTTTGAAAACGCCCTATAACCATCGGCCCCATTCTTTCTGGGAGAGCTGGAATCCCGGACTCATCTACTTCATCGATGAAAACTCCGGGTGAAACAAATTTAAACTTATCAACTGACATACTTTTGGTGCTCCTTAATTATAAGCTTGCGCAAAATTAGCAACTTTTCTCTAATAAATAGTGCTAGCAAAAGACAAACTCCTTTAAAATCTATATTCACCATCTTCATCTTGCACAACTATTCTTTCTCTGGCAAATCTTATTTGGACCGCGTTTTCTCTTCTCACAACTCTAGGTTGTTTTTGATTTTTGTCATCGCCAATTAAATATCCAAAAACATCTAGACCAACAGTGGTTTCATACTTTCTTTCGTTAGATTCATAACTTGAAATATTGTTAGACATGGCAAAATCTTCTTGTAAGAAAGCTTCATATTGATTTGAATTATTTTGTATGATAACCCGCTTGTGGCCATTTGATATTCTAAGAAAAGGTGTAAGCAGATCGTTCATCTGCTCTTGATATTCTGTTCTAAGTACAATTTTATATCCCACGTTAACATAAATTGGTATTGGAATAGTTAATGTTTCATAAACAATTTTTCCATTTTTACCCGTTTTGTATAGTGGAAAGTTATTTTGGCCACGCCTTCTGAATGCGTCGGCATTTGCAAAGTTTCTGGTTTTGTCCTGTTTTATAACTCTGTTAACGGTAAGATAGCCACCTTTTAAATCATTTGTTGGATCAACTTTTGAGTAGGGTATGACTCTGCTTTTCTCATCCTTCTTAACAGATGTTCTCTCTATTGACAGAACTGGTAAAATTAACATCCCAGTTGAGTCTCTTTGTATCTCATCATTTTTAATATTCTGAGCGCGTTCAGAACCTGACCATATTACAGGAGGCTTGCGAAAACCTTTATTTGTCGAGGTTCGTAGGTCCATAGTTTCATTTACAAATCTATACACCGCTGTATCTATGTCTTCTAGCGTTGATTTAAATCTAGGTATATCCCTAGAAGTCTCCTCCTCATTGATAGAGCCTTTATGAGCCATCGAACAAACCCTCTCTTGCTTTAATGCATTCTGCTGTTACTTCTATTCTTTTGCCAGCTTGTCCAAAAAGTTCTTTTGGTTCTTTTAAATTAACTATTTCATAAAAAGAATCTCCATATGCTATGAAATCTCCTTCTCTGACAAATAAATTTTGGTCGGTTGTCAGCCGTCGGTGATGAAAATGTGCGGTCAATTTTGTCATCTTGTCTATGCCGTACTTGTCTGTCTTAGTTTCTTGACCTTTAAAATCAATCAAAGCGTGGACTCTTATTGGTGGCAAAAACGTTTTTACAATTGCTTCATTATACAAAGGATGAAAATTAGTATGCTCTAAGTCAATTGGGTAATATGCGATCACTTGCCCTATTACCCTCTCTATCAATTCATCGTTGTATTGTTTAACTAAATCTCTTTCTTTTTCGCCCACAAATAAAGGAGGCGGAGGATTAGCAGGCTGGGACCATTTATTTTTATCATTAGACATGCTTTATTATCCCTGGTATATGAAATATGGGTAGACTTGCACTGTTTCTTGAGTGTTCTTCACCATGTTCTTTTGTATCTCTGTTATCTTTTCATATGTTAGCTCATCTAAGACTTTTTGTAGTTCCTCTCTAAGCATCTTTTGTTCTTCTCTGGCCTCTGATATTAGCTTGTCGCCATTTAAAGTTACGTTGTTTCCTGGAATTGGAATCTGACCAAACTTTGATCTAATTTGCCCTAAGGTTTCTTTTGAGAGCGCCAAAGCAAATCTTCGAATCCATTGCTTGCCTATAGAATTTATATTCTTATAAGGTATATTTGCTAACGGTAAAGTATTCATATTATTGACGCCGGCCACACCCTCGCGTCTGTCATCTTGATCTTCCCATGGCTCAGTGTGCACTGTAAAATCAAACCAAATTTTCTCTGGGGATACTGTACTCGGTTGTGGATATATTCTTATCGTATTATTCCTAATTTCATAAGAATAATGAGAATTTCTGGTATAAATTGCGTCTTCATAAGCCATGGCTTGGAGTTTGTTTTGCCATGGTGGTATTACTTCGTATGTAGAGTCGTCAGCATACATGCCGTAGGTCGACATATTGCCAACTGCGTTCATTCCTCCATAATATCCGTAAAACCTCCACATGGCATGTGGTGTTTTGTAGTAAACTCTGCGAATTGTTATTGCATTGGTACCAACTTTTTCAAAATATGGCAAGTCACTGTTAGCTGAGTCTACAGACGCGCTATAAATAATATCTTGTATATCGTAATCTTGCACACTAGCAGTTGTGTTGAAAGAAGCAGAATATATACCTACGTTACCGCCTATTCCTGCTTCTGTTGAAGCATGATCCATTACTCTCTTATTATAACCAAATTTAAATTTTGGATACTTTGTTTCAACGTTGTCAGTCTTTGACGCGTCAGTCCTTTGGCCATCTGAGTCAAAGGTACCAGTGGTTGCGCCTAAAGAGCTATGTAAAATATTTTTAGATTGGTGAACATTGACGATATAAGAATATTCCAGCGTTGCTTCTTCATACGCTGCGTATATGTTTCCAACCGTAAGCTCTATATCTAAGACATCTCCACCTAACTTCTTATAAGTGTAGGCAACTTGATCAGATGCGCCAGTAATAAAATTGGCATCGTATAGATCGCCTCCATCAGCGACGTATATGCCAAACGGGTAGTGTGCTGTGTTACTTGATCCATCATCAATATCTGCTGTCGTGCCAGTGGCTGGCAGGATCACTGCAGAATTTTGTGAAACTGGTGTTAAAGTTGGTGTCGACATTCATACGGTCTCCTATCAGTATAATTAGTTGGGAGAACATCATTTATCTTCTTCTCTTTGTGGTTATAAAGAAAAACCCCGGTGTGTGTGCACCGGGGCTGTCTTGATAAGGCTTTTTATACTATTTTCTAAGCGTCGTAGGTAATAGCATCTTCAGTACCACAGTGGGCGATTGCATACCAATCTGTGCCATCCGTGACTAACTCTACCTGATCTCCCTGCTTCGCAAGGCCACCAATGAAAGTTACAGCAACTCCACCAGTACCGTTTGTAAAATCACTCACGTCACTGCCGGCTCCACCTGCTACGGTATCAGAACCAGAGGCGTGGACCGTCATACCATGAAGTTTGGTAGAGTCGCCACTCGAAGCTGAAATTTCATATGGGTGTGTTGGCGCATCAGCGACAACGAACTTAACCCACCATCCTTTTCCGGCATCTGAAATAGACGGCAAAGAAGCGGTCAGACCCGTTGCTGCCGAAAGGGTGAAAATAGTACCACAATCAGACACTTCGACTGTCTTATCTGCAGTCAAATCCTCAATTTTTTTTCTATCAGCAGAATATCTTCCTAGCTTACTCATGTTTGTTTTCTCCTTTTGTGAAGGCGCTAGCCTTATCAATCATAATAAATAGTAAGTTATAACTATAAGTTCCAAAATAAAAAACCCTGCTTGAGAAAAACTCAAACAGGGTTAGTTTAACTACCTAGTGTATCTTAGCTACCGCCAGACTCACCAAGCAGGCCGCGTACAACAACTAAGCCGTACATATCAGGACGAACCATCTTCTTAGCGTAGCGCGTCATAACGCCCTTACGCGGCACGAAGTCTTCCGTACCAAAGATGGTAGGAGTGACCTGTAGCGGCACATAAGGAGCGTAAACAAAACCGCTCTCTAAGAAGCTGTTGCCCTTACGGCCAACGAGAATAACATTTCTCGGGAAGTAAGGATCGACATGGACCTCGAACTTACGAGAAATAGAACCAACGTTGACAGCACCAACAGTACCACGATCAGCATCGTGAGTAACGTTAGCACGGAATCCAGAGGTGAACTCAAGGATGTTAGCAACTTCAGGTGAGGTCACCAGGAAGTTAGCTCCACCGCGGAGAGTCTTTCTGTGGATCTGCGCTGATAGGTCGTTAATGGT